TAATACTCAGGCTTATTGGTTTCTCAGCCTCCAAACCTTTGAAGCCTTGTATTTTGTCAATGTAAAAATCGGGAAAGGTTTCCATGATTATGCCGTTTTTGATAAACGCTTCCGTATCCTCGGCAAATTGTTTGCCAAAGTCCATGTAAATGGATGGTTCCTCAGGAAGGTTTAAAAAGTAACGATTAATGTACTTTTGACGGTCAGAGTACCAAAGATTAATCTGGCTGACTGATATATATTTTTTTGGAAGGAGCATGGTTATTTGTTTTTATTAGGGTTAAAATTTTCAGCACCATCAAACCAACCTTCTTTATAAGCCATATTTATTTTATCTTCATAAAATGCAATTGCTTGGTTCTTAAAATCCATTTTACCTTTCATATAAGCCTTTTCAATTTCCTCGTCATACATTTTCTTTGCCTCATTCAAAGCATCGACAATGGCTTTGTATTCTGATTCGTAAAACTCGGAGGCGTCCAATACCTTATCGTAAAAGTATTCCAACGACGTTTCTTTTTCTTCTTGGTTTTCCATGGTTCTTTTGTTTTGCGGCGCGGTAAAACCCCAGCCATGTTTCAGGCTGGGGAAAAAACGTACCAAATTGATTAAAAATATTTTCCGATTTGAATAAAGATCGTGGCGGCGGCTGGTTGCGCCTGGGCAGGCTCCAGCCCCGAGGCTTGCAACTGGTGAAATATGTCAGCATAAACCGAAGTCATTAACGTCGCCTTTTCCGTGATTTCCTCAGGTGTCATTTTACCGTTGCTTTTAGGGGGTACATTTGCCGCCTGCTGCACGTTTGCGCCTTCGGTGGGTGTTTGTACCTTTTCAGGTATTTCGTTCGCTGTAAGCATATCGAATGCGACTTTATAACTTTTGCCGTCGTGGATAATGGTGACGGCGTCGTCTTTCTTCAATGCCATTAACTTTGTATCGTCTGCTTTTCCGTAAACGCGCGCCTCAGTGCCGTTGTCCAATGTAATGACGGCGTTAATGGATGGTCCGTATTGACCTTCGAACACTTTGCCCGCCGTGTATTTAACCTTGCCTTTTAGAATATTCATGACCCATATTAATTTGAAAATTTTGAGAATCGTACCACATTTGTTTTTTGTGGTCACTTATTGCCTTCCAGTCTATTTCCTGATCGTATTTTATTTTCTTACCCGTCCAAAAGTATTTTTCTATTTCACCCACTCCGCGTTCCCTCCACCATTTTTTCAGGTGAAGGGGTTCAACGATATGCGAAGGGCAAATACTCAATGAGGCATTGAGCGCGAAGTCTTGTATATTAATCATCTTGCTGCGGTTATTTGTTGGCATTTAATAATAGCGATTTTGCAACGAGCAATTATTTCAATTCTTAACTTATTTATACCAGTATCCAATGCTTTTTCTTCTTTACTTTCCATGTTTTGTAATATTGTTTTAATCATGTCAAGATAATGGTCATGATTGGACTCCTTATGAAATATTACATAAGCCTCAATTATACGCTGGGCGTAAATCCAAAAGTCTAACACCGTTAAAAAGTCGGCGCGCGCCTCATTCCTTAATCTTTCGTTTTCGCCTTCAAGATACTTGATTCTCAACTCGTAATAACGGGTAAGCGCGTTGTCGGTTAATGTGGTTTTTAAAGCTTCCATTTTTTGGTTTGTTTTTAAAGTGATTGATTTGTTAAAATTGTCCAGTCCATTTCATTCTCAGCTACAAGGGGCATGAGATTGTAACGGGTGATTTTTGGATATAATTCAAGGTCAATGTCCGCTGGCTCAAATGTCCAGCCGTGTATCTCCATGTTATCCTCAGGCGAATGCGGTGACGTTTGCCCGTACAAGCCGAAGCCGTGGGAAAAAGTCACGTGTACAAAGTGACCTTTCTTTTTATCGATGGTACATTTGCATGTGTATTTTGTAATATTCATTTTGGTAAGTTTTTAAAGGTGGAAAAATGGAGTGGTTAGCTCCATGATTCTTGAACCTTTTTAATGTCCTGGTCTAATTTGTTTAGATACTCATTTGCCATTCTTGCAACTATTGGCATTTTATTTGCCTCCCATTCTTCGTCGGTGCAACCCTGAGATTTTACCGCGTGGTAAACAGTTTTTACAAATGCTGCATCGGCTACTAATTCGTGAACCTTGTCAAAGTGGTTTTTTAATTCATTCATTGTCATCATGATAATTGGCTTTTGTTATTTTCAATACGTAAATTTAAATATAATTATTTGAATAAAAAAATATTTACAAAAATAAATTAAAAAAAAGTGAGGCATAATTTCTATGCCCCACCAAAACAAAACCAAATTATGAAACTTATCTTAGCAACACCTTGCGCCAGACGGCTAACTTGTAAGCAAGTGCGCGGGCACGGGGCATATTTCCTTCTTCAATTTTCCTCATGTGGTTCTTGCGATCAATTAAATTATCTGAATCGGGCTTTTCCTGCTTTGCCATTTCCTGAGCCTCAAGCCACAAGGCTTCCTTTTCCCCTTCCTTCCATTCATTGATATAACCACGCTTAACGCATTCGTCGTACCAAAATACGGGTATTTCTTCCAATGGCTTTTGAAAGTTTTTCAACTTGTTATCAAAGTCCTTATCGTATTCCTCAGCCACTTTACCCAGGCGTTTAATGCGATCTTCTTCTTCTTTCTTCGCCTGAATGTCGGAATCCATGGCAAAGTATATCTTTTGCCTCCATGTTATATAAGCCGTTAATATTCGACCAATGGCATGAAGGTCAACTTTGCCGTATAATTTGTGGTCATTAATATCAAGTTCTTGTTTTGCAAACTTTTCAAATGCCAATTTAATTTCATCGACGGCAAGTAACTTGTAATTTGAAATAAAGTCGGTGACTTCCATTAAGTGCTCTGGCTTTGGCTCAATGCCATACACGGGGAGAAGTTGGCTTAATGTTTGGGCAATCTTCGGGATGGCTTCCTTTGTACCTGTTTTAAAAATCCTTAATTCGCGGTTCTGGATAACAAGCTGCACGTCTTGTATTTTTTCTTCGACGCGGTTGGCAATCATTGGTAAATTGTTCATAATTGGTTGTTTTTATTAATCTTGAAACTTTGCCATTCTTTCGGCAAGCAATTCTTGTAATTTATCATTATACGCCTTGTCCTTTGCCGCTGGGCTTGTCGTTTGATACGCGGTAAATATCTTTGAGGCTTGTCCGTAAATGTTTGCAATGGTGAAATTTGCCCTCAGCCATTTGTCATTCAGGTTCCATGCCGCTTGAATAAACACCTTCAACGCCTCAAGGCTATCGCCCTGTCTGTGTATTTTGTCAATGTATTGCATAAGAAATTTCATTTGACCCGCGTCTTTGGGCATCATGATGTAATGTCCATTCTGGTCAGTCGGATACGCGGCGCCAGATAAGTTTTCGAAGGTTTGGCAAAACACGGAGAAGGCGGCGTAAGTGGGGGAGGGAATCTTTTCTTTTTCTTTTTTCGCGGAACTTTTTTCTTTTTCTAACTGTGTTATTAAAGTAAATGGATTAACCTTTTTACTTTGGTTAATTTCATTTTCAGTAATTTCAATTTTTTCAAATTCGGTAAAATCAGAATGATTTTCAATATTATCTGAGTTAGTAAATGTATTTAGTACTTGGTTAGCAACTGGTATAGGTTCGCCCTTTCGTGAAAATCGATTTGCCCTTTTGGAAATATCCATTTGCCCATTTGGTAAAATGGTATTTCCCTTTTGGTCAAATCCATTATCTGGTAAATGAAAGTTATCTGAAAGGTATAAATCTTCGTTAACAAAGGCATACCAAATCGTTCTGTCGTAACCGATTTTATTATAATTACCTTTTATTAAAATACCTTTATCGACAAGGCTTTCAATAATCCTTCGCACTTGCTTTTCGCTCCAAAAGGTAAAATACAAACCAAGTGACTTATTTGTATTATACGTCCAATACTTACCATCATTAAAATTATTTCCATTAGCCTTATTTAACCTTATCCAAAATTGGAAGGATTTTATCATAATGGCTTCGTCAATACCGTAACGATTAGCAAATTCAACGTTAAATGAAAACTCCATAAGTTATAATAAAAAATGCCCAACGAGTAGGAGTTCATTGGGCAATGTGAACAATGCGGATATTGTCCCGAAGTTCTTTTGAATCGCTCCTACCTGATTCAAAAGAATAACCAAAGATAATAAATATTTGGCAAATTATATATAATATTTTGCTTCGCCTTCACCTTTTGACCAGTCAGCCAAAATAACACCTTTCTCAATTAACTTATTAACGGTTATGCAATTAAAATGTGAGCCGCCGTCTTTTGTGTTAAATTTGTCTGTTGGATAAGCAAAGATTGATTTGTCTTTAAACTCTGGAAGCCTGATTAATTTGCGTAAATCGTAAATAATATATCTGCTTATATTATCCTTTTCCTCGTCATAAAAACAATAAAAATAAAACCATGATTTATTGAGTGAAGAAAACTCCAAAAGTTTTTCGTACTCAGATTTTACCTCAGGGTTTTGGCTTCTTGTTTTAATCGTAATGTCAATAATGTCTCCGTACTTTTTTCGTGCCCTGTGACTTATTTTAAACTCAGGAATATTTACAAATAAGTCAATAGCGTTAATGGTATCGTCATATTTTCCAGATTCCTTAATAAATTCGACCAACGATATTTTATAAAGTCCTTGATTGAAAAATTTTGAAATATGCTCCTTTGCCTCTGGAAGGCTTTTGTCTGAGTACTTTCTAAATTCTTTATAATTAACACTTACCATCTTCAAGTCTTTTTAAAGTTATCTTATAATTTTGTTCGTCAATTTCGCATCCAATGAAATTTCTTTTTAATTGATTTGCCGCAATGACAGTTGAGCCACTTCCAAGGAAAGGATCGAAAATTGTTTCATTGACGTTGGTACTATTTTCAATGAGTTGCTTAATTAAATCAACGGGCTTTTGAGTGTTATGAAATCTTTCATCATTAAATCTGCATTGAATTATATTTTTGGGTCTTGATAAAAATTCCCTGTTGCCTCCAGCGAAAACAATCATTTCATAAGAGCTCGAATAATTCCCTTTTAAGTCACCCATTCCCATGAATAATTTATCCCATATTATGAGGTTCTTGATTTGAAAATGCTTTGAAATAATTGCATTGAATTGAGGATATATTTTCCAGTTACAAAAAATGTAAATGTGTGCATTGTCTTTTAATTTGCTTTTTACTTCAAGTAACATTTCATCAAGCAAAAGCAAAGCATCGTCAATGTTTCCATCGTTTTCAATCTTGCGGCTCAGTTGATTGTCATACGCGCCAAATTGAATGTCAACGCCGTAGGGTGGGTCGGTTATTAAACAGTCAATACTTTTATCCTCAATGGTTTTAATAAACTCGATACAATTTCCATGAAAAATATTTGTATTGCTTTCGTAAACTTTTTCAATTATCTCAATCGCCTTTTGCGTTTTTGATTGTTCATTCTCCTCCTTCTTGATTTCCTTAAATGCCTCGTTTATGCTTATTTGCCCAGTGCTTACCTTTGCCTTGATTTCGGGGGAGGCGGTGGCTTCAATCTTCTTTACCTTGCTTATCGTATCATGTGAAACGTTCGCAACTTTACCTAATTTATACCTTGTCTCATTTTCTAATTTATTTCCTTCCGCAGATTTCTGCGGAAGCAAAATACCTCCTTGTCCTCCTTTTTGCTTTTCCTTTGCTTTCTCATTGTAAACGCCTTCAAGATGCAAGGCTAAAACACTCCGTTGATAATTGTTTAAATTCCTTCTCCCGAATTGATTTACAATCATCCAAACCTTTACCGTTAAAATATCTGGAAATTCCTTTTCCACGGTTTCAAAGTCAATGTCGTATTCCTGAGCAATCCTGTACCTGTTGTGTCCATCGACTAAAATACCGTTCCATGTCACCAATGGGTCGCGTATTCCTTCTTCAAGAATATTACGTTCCAGTTGCTTAAATTCCTCACTTGTTAACGGTGGGATTAAGACTTCAAGTTCTTTTAATATTTGCATGAGTATAAAAAAAAATTGCCAACGAGTAGCAGTTCGTTGGCAAAGGGTTAGAACAATGGTTTGTTCCAATTTCCTTTTGAATACCTGCTACGCCATTCAAAAGAACATTACAAATATACAAAATATTAATTACTTTCTCCTTCTTTTTTTCCACGGCGGATTCCCCAGTGCGCTTTGCATTTCCATGTATTTTACCACGGCTGGCGGTGTTTCGTATGTCAAAACCTTGTCCAATGCTGCCTTAATATAATTTGCCATACCTTTACTTTTTCTCCCGTTTCACGAACAAAAGCCCCCACGGCGTTACCTCCGTCGCTTCCCTCAGCAAGTCAAAACCGTGTCGATGAAACAAGGCAACCCATTCGTCCTTTTGCTTCAGGTTAATATGTCCCCATTCAATGTCGAACGCTGGATCGGCTGAGGCATGAGGAGTGGACGTAAAATAAAAATACTTTTTACAGGTCTTGTAAAGGATTGGCATGACAAAGCTAATTTGTTCGTCGGTCATGTGTTCAAAGACTTCGGTGGAGTAAATGGCATCGTATGAACCATGAGTCTTTAATTCATATCTTCCTAACTGGTATTTCGTCACCCATTTGGCAAGTAAATATCTCCCTGGGTCAATGCCCTTGCTTATTGCAAATTCCCTTTCATACGGGTTAATGTCATACCCAACGTGTTTATACAAGCCCACGCGCTGGCAGGCGGATAAAAAGAATCCAAGTCCTGATCCGAACTCAAACACGGATTCACACCCCATGATTTGCAAAACCCTTGCGCCGTTGGTATGCAAGGAAACAAGGGGTTCGTAGTCGCGCGTGGTAAAACCAAGTTCAACGGATTTGTCAAAAAAAAATTTGTTATCAATCATTTGTTTTGTTTTTTATTACCATGTTCCTGAGGTTAGGAATAAGGTTTAATTTTAAGAGAGGTTAAGAGAGATTTATTAGAGATTTAAGAGAGGTTTAAAAAGTAGTCAGAACGGGATTCGAACCCGCAAGTGGTACACCCAATTAATTCAGTTCCACCATCTGAATGTATTTAGGATGTGCGTCTACCATTCCGCCACCTGACTAAGTTAATATTAATTAACAGGATATAAAATCAAAATTCTTGGTTTCGACTTTATTTCCTGCCATTCTTTATCTGACATATCAGCTTCATCTGAAGTCCATCCAATTGAATAAACATCCCCTGACCATGTATTATAAGGAATGTAAACAGCATCTGAGTCAACACCTTTAAGTGGACTATACCCGTTACCCTCACTATCTTTTTGTAAAACCACTTCCATTTCGTCAGGAAGATTTGCGATTGATTCTTTTAATTGTTTAATATTCATAACCTTAATTTTTTAGCAGCAAGAACAGGAATCGAACCCGTACGAGTATCTCCCTACTTTTTTTTGTTAAGGAAGTATAACCTTGGGCTACGATACTCCACCCATCCGACTTGTGCGTCTACCATTCCGCCATCTTGCTAAAATTTACACCGTTCCATCCCTTTATCAACGCACGGTGCCAGCATTGCTCAACCTTCGGGTGGTAAGTACAAGGGTGGGATTTGAACCCACAATGTCAGCCGCGGTCGCCGCTTTGCGCTACCCATCCGCCACCTTGCTAATTTGCAAGTGAAGGAATCTAATCTTCGTCTTTTTGCCGTCGCAAAACATTTTAACACTAAACTAACTTGCGCCACAAAGATATAAATATATTCTTAAAAAATATTTTAAATTTGATAACAAAAATAATATTATATTTGCAGAAAGAAAATAAAAACAATGATAAAATTAATAGTTGCGGGTCGCCTTGGTACAGATGCTGAAATCAAGTCCGTTGGTGATACAACCGTTTGTTCTTTCTCCGTGGCACATACGGAAAAGACATTTGGAAACAATCCAACGGAAAAGACGGTTTGGGTGACGTGTTCAATGTGGGGTGACCGTGGTTCCAAACTTGCGCCTCATTTGGTAAAGGGTACGTATGTCGTAGTCGAAGGAACAGGTGGGGTTAATGCGTACATGAAGAACGGAGAACCAACGGGCGTTATTCGTTGCATGGTAAATAACATTGAATTTGGAGGCAAGGCAACGCCTGGGGAGAACAACCCGAAGATGACAAATGAAACAACGGTAAAAGACGAATCACTCCCATTTTAAATGACACCTGAGTATCAAAAGCAGTATCGGGAGAATATGACCGAGTACCAAAAGCAAAAGCAAAGGGAATATTTTAGGCTTTATCACCAGAATCAATCACCTGAAAAGAAGGCTGAGAAAAGCATTAGGAATAAAGCGTGGTATCAAGCGAACAAAGAGAGGGTTAATAAATACCAAATGGAACGTTATTACAGATTAAAAGAACAAAAAAATGAATGTCAATAAACCAGCCGCCGCCGTGTTTTCGGTAAGCTATCGGGACGAAAAAATAAGGAAAAAATTGCTTGATTTGCAATTTCAACTTTGGAAGGAAACAAACGTCAAACACTCGATGGAGGAGGTTTTAAACCTTTTATTGGACACATACCAAAAACAAAGTAAATGAGGTTAGGCATTGTCACCAATTTAACCAGTCCAACGACCGATTATTATCGTTCCGTTAATCCATTCATGCGGCTTCGCTCCCAGATGATAAATCTTCATATTACTTACCTTAATCCTGAGACGGTAAAGTGGTATGATTTTTACGACGTTGACGTTATCCTGTTTCAACGGCCCAATGGTGACGGAATGTTATCAATGATCGCGGAGGCGAAGAAGATGGGTAAAAAAATCATTCTTGACCACGACGATTTATTACATGAGGTTAACGCTGCGAATCCAGCGTCGGCACACTTCGGTAAAACGCAGGTAAAAGAATCTGTTGAAAAGGCTTTCAAGTATGCCGATTATATAATCGTTTCAACGCCGTACCTCAAAGAGTTTTACAAACAATTCTTTGACGAAAGTAAAATAATGGTTATTCCTAACGCTATTGACTTTCAAGTGACGCCACTTTGTCCCGTGTCACCTGATAAACTTGAGGCAAAGATTAAACGCGTGTTGTGGCGTGGAAGCATGACACACATTGAGGATTTAAAAACCGTGGATATATTTTGGCATTATGTCAGCAGCCGCAAGGACACAGAGGTTGCATTTATTGGTATTCCTGAGTGGTTGGGCAAAACGCTTTACCCAAATGTAAAGGTCATACCGTGGAACAATTCCTTGTTTCAATACTTTGAGCTCATTAAAAACAGTGCGGCACATTACGCCGTGTTCCCGTTGACAAATGACAATTTTAACCAAAGTAAGTCGAATAACTTTGCGATGGAGATGCTTGTCACTGGTTGCGTTCCTTATGCACCGAAGGAAATAACGGAGTTCAATGTCCCAGGCGTGCGGTTGTACGAGGGCAACGACGATTTAAGCGGACAATTTGAAAAGGCGTTGGAAAAGGACGGGGATTATTTTAATCATTTGCAGGCTGGGAGAAAATGGCTTTTGACTGAGCGAAATCTTCTCACCGTCAACAACAAACGTAAACAAGTGTTAAAAAGTATATGAAGCTAAAGGATATAAAACCAAACCCGAACAACCCACGCGTCCTAAGGGACGACAAGTTTCAAAAGCTAAAGCAAAGCATACAGGAGTTTCCAAAGATGCTATCGCTTCGCCCGATGGTCATTGACGAAAATAACGTGGTACTCGGGGGAAACATGAGGCTTCGCGCCTTGCAAGAACTTGGATTTACGGACGTGGATGAAACATGGGTAAAGCGAAGCAGCGATTTAACTGAGGAGGAAAAGAAGCGGTTTATCATTGCGGACAATGTAGCATTTGGAGAATGGGACTGGGATACACTGGCGAACGATTGGGACGTGGTGGACTTGGAAGCGTGGGGCATGGAGATACCGAATTGGTCGGCAGGTTCAGAATTAAACACAATGAATGAAGATGAATTGGATATTAATGAAGAGTTTGACCCTGTTGGTAATTCAAAAGGATTGCATCGTATTATTTTTATTTTTGATAATGAAGATTTAGCAGCCGAATGGTATGATAAAAATAAGATGAAATATGATTATAAAAATTTGGTGGTGACGATGTAGGGGTATGGCACGTTAATTTAAGTACAAAATATGCAAAATAAATTCCCTGTTTACATAATTAGCAAAGGAAGATTTGACGTTACAATGACTGCAAATTTATTTGAAGCAGATAACTTAGATTATTTAATAGCAGTTGAGCCACAAGAATATGATAGTTATGTAAATAAATTGGGAAAAGAAAGGGTGTTAAAATTACCTTTTGCAAATTTAGGACTTGGAAGTTTTCCTGCAAGAAATTTTTGTTGGGAGCATTCGATAAAATTAGGATATACGCATCATTGGTTATTTGACGATAACATAACATCTTTTTATAAATGGATTAATGGAAAAAGATGTCAAATAAAAGACATAAAAACATCTTTGTCATATATTGAAAATTACACATTAAAAAATAATATTGATTTGGGAGGATTTGAGGAATATAATTTTGTTAGAAAAATACCTAAAAAACCTTTTAAAAATAATTGTCATATTTATTCAGCATTGTTAATAAAAAATAGTTTGCCTTATCGGTGGAGACTTAAATATAATGAGGATGTAGATTTGTGTTTACAAGTATTACATAATGGAGGTAGTACTGGAAGTTGTGTTTATTATACAATTAATAAAGTAAGTACGTCCAAAAAAATGAAAGGAGGGAATCAAGATGAATTATACAAAGGCAATGACCCAAAAAAGAAACTTTTAAAAGCAAAAATGTTAGAGGCACAGTGGCCGCAATATGCAAAAACTGTAATACGTTTTAACCGTATTCATCATTTTGTTGATTGGAAAGTTTTTAAAAATAATGGAATCAATTCTCGTTTAAATCTCGAATCATGAGGGAAGGAAAACACGGAGGCAAATTGAAATCAGGAAACACGGTTGGAACAGGTCGCCCTAAAAAACTTCCCGCCCTTGACCTTATCATGGCAAATGTCATGGGTCAGGAAAAAGACGGTATTACCGCAGCCGAGGCAATTATCATGAAGCTAAGGGAACAGGCGGCAAAGGGTGACATCAAGGCGGCTCAGTTGCTCCTTGACCGTGCTTATGGCAAGGCAAAGCAAAACATTGATATCACGACGCAGGGGGAAAAGGTGACCGTGCCAACGATTATATTTACAAAGGATGGAGATAAAAGTTAGTGACAAATACCAAGCCCTTTGGCAACCGCGGACGCGTTACTTCCTCATCACGGGTGGACGTGGTTCGGCAAAGTCTTTCACCGTGGGGCTTTGGGCTTGTAATATGTTACTTGCTTACAAAAATTGGAAGGTACTGTTTACAAGGTACACGTTATCAAGCGCCAACATTTCCGTTATCCCTGAGTTCAGGGAAAAGATTGACTTGCTTGGCGTGGGTGACGAGTTCAACATGACGAACGCGCAAATTGGTCACAAGGTTACAAAGAGTGAAATAATCTTTTCAGGAATCAAAACAAGTTCAGGAAATCAAACGGCAAAGTTAAAGTCAATACCTGGGCTCAATGTTTTCATCGTGGACGAGGCTGAGGAATTCGTAAGCGAAAAGGACTTCGATACCATTGACGAATCCATTCGTATGCCTGACACCCCTAACCTTGTTATCCTTGTCATGAACCCGCAAGACGTGGAGCATTGGATTTGGAAACGTTGGTTTGAAAAGTCGCACCGCATGGAGACGATTGACGGGCATTCAATCCCGATAAGCACGCATGAGGACATAACGCATATTCATACGACGTACCTTGACAATTACCATAATATAAGCAAGGATTACATCGCAAAGATTGAGGCGATTAAAAGCAAGTCACCTGAGGCATACGCGCACAGGTTTTTGGGCAAGTGGCTGGATAAGAAACATGGCGTAATATTTCCAAACTGGGTGGAGGGCGAATTTGATACAAGCCTACCTTTCGCCTACGGGCTTGACTTCGGATTTTATCCAGACCCCTTGGCGCTTGTCAAAGTTGCGGTTGATACCACGGCAAATAAGATTTATGTAAAGGAAATCATTTACGAACAAAGCCTTTCTTATGACATGGTTGTTACAAAGATTAGGAATGAGGTTGAAACGGATGCTATGATTGTTGCTGATACAAGTGAGCCACGTTTGATTGACGCGCTTTTGTCAAACGGAATCAATGTGAATAAAACGGAAAAGTACGCTGGCAGCGTGGTTGACGGAATAAAACGAATGCTTGATTTTACGATTGTTGTAACAGAGGAATCGTATAATTTAAAGTTTGAATTAAGGAATTATATTTGGAATGACAAGAAATCTTCAACGCCAATGGATATGCATCAGCACGGGATTGACGGAGTTCGCTATGCCTCACTTCGTTTAATGCAAGGCTCTGATTCACTTGCGCATAATTAAAAAGACATGACACCAAAAGAAAAAGCAGAGGAATTAGTAAATAAATTTAGTGAACGCAGAAAAATTTTAACAGAAACAAAAGGCTGGGTGGAATATATTGATTCATCCAAGGCAAAAGGACACGCGTTGACTGCGGTTGATGAAATTTTAAAATGTGCTATTTGGAAACATAATAGCATTGAACACACTAATTTTTGGAAAGAAGTAAAAAAAGAAATACAAAACCTATGACACCAAAAGAAAAAGCAGAGGAGTTAATTGATAAGTTCAGGAATGAAATAACCTCATTTTTAGGCGATAACATGAAAAAAAATAATGCTAAAAAATGCGCCTTGGTTGCCGTGGATGAGTTAATAAAAATCCATTATCTTTTAACGGCTACACATGACACATCCCCTTCCATTAATTATTGGAAAGAAGTAAAAAAAGAAATACAAAACCTATGACGCCAAAAGAAAAAGCAGAGGAATTATTCACCCATTACCACAACCTTATTCAAAGCATCGGAGGCGAACTTGGACAGGAGATCCTTGTTTCAATCCTTGCAAAGCAAAGCGCCTTGTTTACCGCACGGGAGGTTATGAAAGAAAAATGGAACATTGAGGTAGAAGGCAGCGAAGATGAATATTATTGGTGGGAAGAGGTTGAACACGAAATAGAAAGTATATGACACCAAAGGACAAAGCAAGGGAATTGCATTTAAAAAATATCATAACGAAATGACAAACAACGAAAAGGCTCACTATATCATTGACTTGATTAAGGTGATAACACTTGAAATTGAGGAATACCCCATGCGAAGGAAACAACTTCTTTTGCTTCGTTCTCACTTGGAAAAGGCGGTACGGTTGACGGGCACAGGAATGTACAGGGAATTAAAAAGACCTGAATCATTGCCATTGGTGAGCCATGAAAAAGTATTAACCCCAAAGGTTAATGAAAATCAAAAGAACATTGAGCCGAGCGCAAGCATCGCAGATAACATTCCAGAACCAACAAGAAAAAGCAAGCGAAAATAATGGTACAATTTCATTTAAGCCACTCCGATACAAAGTATTTTTATCCTGAGACCGCCGCGGATATAACGTTGGAACAATACGTTTATTTCCACAAGTTTATCCTTCCTCAATACCCTGAGGTTGAACTTGACGCATTGATTGCACAAAAGCAAATGAAGGCAGCGTATGAAAAGATCAAACCCTATGTAAAGAAGTTGGGCATTGACTTGAAAACAACGCCGACGGACGTCGTGCAAGAATTGGAAATAATCCTTTTGACAAATAATGTCAAAGACAATGTACGTCGTTTCCTTCCAGCATTGATTGACCAATTCAACGCAAATCAAAAGGCATTGGACAAGTGCCTTGAAATCATGGACGAAGTCTGGGAGGCTCAGGTAAAATACCCGTACATGGCAAAGGTGGTAAATTATTTCACGGGCATTCCCCTTGACGCCTGTTATGGCAAGGTTGCGGAAAGTCTGGAGTTAAAATATTTGACTTATATGTTTTCAAAGATACTCAATGCGATAAGCGTACCCGAAGAACTTAAGTATAAACAGATTTATGACTTCAACGAAACATTGTATTATCTTCCTGATAAGCTAATGGCAAAATCCACGTTGCTTGAATTCGCGGAAGCAGCCCAATTTGACAAGGGGCGCAAGGCGATTGAAAACAATGATGCGCAAGGCTTGCTTCATGTCATCGCCGTGTTGCTCAGGAAAAAAGATGAGGCGTACAGTGACGAGGTATTTCAACGTAATTGCATTGACTTTTTAAAATTGCCTTTACAAGTTGGCTTTGAAATTGGTTTTTTTTTGACGAAGTTAAGCGAGAGTTATCAAGTCGATTTGCAGACCTCTATGCTTCGCAAGGCGAT